CTTGTTTAGTAGCATACCAGTTGTAACTACGGAGTGTATGTTTCCTATGATACCCCCGATGGATTTAACAATACTCATAGGTTTAGTACCTAAGAGAATAAGACCAAGAATACCAGCGCCTGCTACCCCTCCAAAAGAGCTCAGGAGACCTAGTGTTAAGGTGTCTATAAGGTTAAACAAACCTCTTATCGCATCACCTATTATGCCAAACGAATCAAGAAACCCGTTTACAAAACCGTTAGCTATCTCTCCTAGTAGACCTACTATCTGGGGTATAGCTTTTACGATGGATGCTGCGATGCGTCCGCCTATCTGGCCAAACCCATTGAGTACTTCGTCTATGTTAGTGCCAAAGAGAGAGAACACTGTGTTAATTGCGCCAGTCAATTCTTCCCTAAGTAGTAAAGAACCTAGAATTGCAAGAGTCTTAAAAGGTAATAATAGACTTGCAAGGACAAGAGCAGCGATACTTTCAATTGAGCTACCAAAAGTGTCTCTCAGCAAAGTACCTAGTGGGAGGATAAGTTCCCTGATTCCTTGTAATCCTGAAATTATGTTGTTAAAAACACCAGCATCAGAAATACTAGACATAGCATTTTTAGCAAACGAAATGCCATCTACAAGTAAATCAAACTCGTTAGTTAGTTCTCTCATACTACTAATAGCATTTCTAGAGAAAGAAGTTAACTCTGATAAAGAGATAGCTCCTGAATTAATCGCTACTCCGAATGCACTTACTGCAGTCACTACAAGACCCAGTGTAGCAGAGATTGATGTTGCGAGCAGACCGAAGCCTATTGTAAGGCCTAGCCTAACTACGCTGTCAATGTCTCTGAAGTTCTTTATAACCTCACTAGCAAAAGCAGCAATTCGACCCTTTACGCCGTTTAATAACTTTGTCTTTTCAACGATACCGTCAATAGTGTCTGTCCACCAAGAGTTACCTATGATTGCTATGTAAGCATCCTTAAAGAAACCAATAACTCTCTTGGCAAAATCTTGTATTGCTCTTTGAGGTTTTTTCAAAAGTTTAACAGAAGAAACAATACCTTCTATAGTATCTGTCCACCAAGAATTACCTATTACTTCTGTGTAAATCCTTTTAAAGATGTTAATGACAATTTTACCAAAGTCTGCAATGTAACTAGTACCTCCTAAAAGGACAGTTTTTGCTACGCGGGTTATTTCTTTACCTAGGTTTTTGAACACCGTTATAGTCTGGTCGAAAGCTTCAGCAAGGCTATCCGCAGTGGTAATAGCTCTGTACATATTAGGTATGAAACTAACAATTACTGTACTGGCTAGTGCTGCAAAAACAATAGCTAAGGTCGCTACTAAACCTGTAACAGAGGCTACAGGGCTGATTAAGAGACTTATAGCAAAGCCTAGTCCGGCGATAGACGCCTGTTTTCCCTCCTCCGAAATTATCCCTAATATCTGACCGAATTTTTCGAATGCCGTTTGAATAGAATCCAAAGGGGAAGATACTGCTTTAGCTGAACTTGAAAACACACCCAGGAGGCTGAGGCCCACACTCCTGAGGCTCTCGCCTAGGTCTGCAGTGCTACTAGCAAAGTCCTTGAGTGGATTCCCAAAAAGAATCCTAAACACCAAGCCTAAGTCTTTGAAAATGTTTACTACATCTTGGACAAGCAGTTTAGCATCATCAAACCTTACGGCGTTAACGATGTCTTCGAATAAACTGGCTAAGTCTCCTGACTTGACTCTTACACCGAAAGCTATCCCGTTTACTAAGCCCTCTGAGAAAGCGAGCGCTATCTTAGAGCCAAAACCGGTAACTATCCTTGTAAGCCCTGCAAATTGCAAAGCAATTATTTCGAAGAAAGGAGCGGCCAATACTTTCGCTGAGAATCCGAAAACACTCGCTACTGCTTTAGAAAACACATTAAGTGATTTTAAAATAAAACCTAGTGGGCCTCCTAATTCAGCACCTAACCTACCAAACGCTAAACCAAATCTCTTGATTGCGAATTCACCGCGAACAAAGATAAGTGCTGTGGATTTACTCCATATGATAGAAGCTCTTGCGTAAGCAGTAGTTACCTCGGTAACCTTAGTTTGGAATCCAGATAGCGCGTCAAATACTCCGAAGGTAATAGCTCGGCTGAATCTTTCGAGTGGGCCGATCCTAAGCGCTCTCGCTAGTAAGTCTATATTAAGTGCTGTTGTTTCTAGGAAGTAACCTAACCTCGCAAAAGGTAAAGCTAACCTGGTAACTATTAAAAACACGCTTCTTAAATTATTTACAAAACTTTTAAAAGCTAGAATTACGTTTGTAGGTAATGCTCTCTCTACGATTACTTTACCTAAGAACAGAAATGAATCAGCGACCATTCCTATTTGTTTAATTAGTAGTGAGAGGGCATCAACTAGACCCCCTAGCTTGCCTGAGGTGAGACTAACCGAGTCCGCGATACTCTTAGCGGTATTGTTCAGTCGGATACCGAGGGACTGTGCACCTGCACTGAGTTTCTGAGTTGCCCCAAATACTTGGTCAACTTCGTTAACAACTCTACCTACACCAGTACTTAATACTAGTAGGCCTTGTGCAAAAGTAAGTGGTACCCTTGCAAATTCTGCATCGATAGCTGCGCCTTGGTCTTTCAAAGCGTCAACAACTGCATTAGCAGTCAGTTTCCCTTCGTTAGCGAATGTCCTAAGCTGGCCGATTGTTATGCCCATACCTCTAGCGATAGCTTGCGCTACGGCAGGAGTCTGCTCCATTACAGAGTTTAATTCTTGACCACGTAGTGCTCCAGCTGCTAAACCTTGACCTAACTGCACAATAGCAGAGTTAGCGGATTCAGCCGATGATCCAGAGATGGTAATTGCTTGTGCAATAGAGCGAGTAATTTGTATTACGGTAGCTTGTTCTACCCCCAGTTGCTTAGTTGCACGACCTATACGGGAGTATAGATCAGCAAGAGATTCCTGGCTAGACCTGGTTTCTATTGCGATTTTATTTATTGCTTTAAATGCCCTTACTTGGTCTTCGACTCTGTCGTTAGTCAGAGCGATACGGGCTTCTAATCTACGGTACGAATCCGTAATGTTTGTGATAGCTTTTCCGGCTAATATGCCAGCAATTCCGGTGCCGATAATAGCTATAGATCTCTGTAGCTTATCGCCCATAGCGGAGGTGTTAGTAGCGATTTTGTCTACTGATCTATTTAACTTAGCTAAGTCTGACCGGGCTTGTCTAGAATTACTTTTTACTTCAATTTGTAATGCCATTGAGAAGTCCTTAAAAATAGCCCCTACCTTAGTTTCTCCTTTTATTAGGAGCCTATTGATAGGGGCGGTTTGTGTTAAATGATCTTGACAAAAGATCCTTTCGTGTTAAAATACTTAGATACAGTAGTTTCTATAAAGCGCGGAGGCGCTTGTAATGAAGATCCTGCGTTAAGATTTTGGATATATGGAGTACCGTTTGTAAAATACAAAGACTCAATTCGATTATTAGGTATAGGACCTAGGAGGGTAAGTGGTTTGAAAGCGCCGTTGCTACTATCGTACACCTTATCTGGCACTCCGGAAAGCAACCAGCTAGCTCTAGCTCTGCCTTCGTCTACTGGAGTAGCGAAAGTGAGATCTGCTATAGCTTGGAAGGCTGCGATACGTTGTGTGCTGTTAACTAACTTGATAACTTCCTGATCTAGGTTTTTAAATGTCTTGTCTATTCCTGTAAGTTTTACAGATACTGCCATAATAATACTATCCCTACTTGTTAGCTGTTTCTAATAGAGCACCAAACACAGACTTCTTGAGACTAGAGCGCATAACGTCTTCTTCTCCCCTTGATTCTGACCAGTTTCTAATCAGGGCAAGTGAAGGAAATAACTCGTGTCCCGGTTTTTTAACACCTTGAGCACTAAGTAACATCGAGACCCTTTGGTCCTCTTGCCACCCTATAGGCCTCGCTTGGAGGTAGAGAATCCAGTTCTTTAATTCGTTTGCGGGCATCTCTCGTTCTATCTGGTAGACCGGGATTTTTAAATGGAACGCTAAGTCATAGAGCCATAAATCTTGCTCGCTTAGTCGTTTCCCTCATTACCCATCCCCATTATCGCTTCAGATAACTTGGTCAATGCGGTTACTGGGAAAGAGTCCATCTCTTCGTCAGTCAGTTCTTCAGCGTCTACAACTGCGATGCGAATAACAAAGCGTAGTAATGCTAATTGGTCTTGTTCTTCTGCGGGTAAGGCTTGGATCGCTTTAGTTTCATTTTCAATGACTTTAGCTTGGCCCACAGTTAATAATTTGATTTGTACTTCGCCATCCATAAATGGTACGGTCTTAGTTTCAATTTTACCTAAATGTTGTTTCATATCTATTAATCCTTGTTGTTTTCGAATAAGTGTTTATTGTGATTTTGGAATTCATCCAAAAGGTTATGCATCTTGTTTAACACGTCAAGTGTCTCAAATATCTCAGTACGTTTTTCTACGTGGGCAAGGTTAGTCTCATCAGAGAAGTCCTTGAACCTGTCAAAAGTTTTTCGTGAGCTGAAATCTATATCTTTCTTCATATTACGTAATGTAGTTTGAAGAACGAAACCTTTGTCGAAAGGAGGTTTGCTGTTATCCATATTAATTTATCCTAGTATGAAAGATAGAGAGCCCGAAGACTCCCTTTCTTGTATTTTACTTTATTACTTAAGCAGGAAGTGCGTAAGTAGAAGTGCTGCTATCAGCTGCTAAGCTAAATGGACCACTGAAATCGCCTTCGATTGTTACAGCAATAGTTGCCTGTAATGAATCAGATAATGAAGGAGAGATTTCAAATGATGCAATAGTACCAAAGAAATAGAAATCAGCAAATTTATCAGCGTTGTCAGCTGTTAAAACGCCAGCTGCGTCAGAAGCAACATCTGCATCAGTGATGCGTACGCGGAAACATAAACGAGTGTTTGCTTTACGCAACACGTCTAAGTTAGCGTGATCTGATGGAATGTAGTTAACTGTAAATTCCAAAGAAGGAGCATCAGACTGACCAGATACTTGGCTTGAAGTTGCTTGACCGTAGACTGGAACGTTTACGATGTTTGCTGGGGTACCTAGTGAAGGGAATTCACGGATGTTACCAACATGCTTAACTGCAGCTTGTACTGTTTCATCAGTAGGAGTTTGTGTGCCAAGGATAGTTGCGCTGTTAGCAGCGAAAAGACCATGTAAGTCCGCAGAAGCGGAGCTAGTGTTGTTAGCGGTGTTTGCTATAAAGTCTAAAGTAGTAAACTTAGAAGCGCCGATAGATGTAATATGTGCCATTATTAACCTCTGTTAATTGTAATAGTTAAAGTCTACAGAATAGTCGCCACGAAATAATTCAGGATTATCCTGGTCGATACCTAAGATAGAAATAGAGCTCTCGCGAGTCCTAGTGCCTGTACCTAGTTGTTTGTTCTGTAGTATATTGTCAAGTGAATCCGCAATTTCCATAAGACGCTTAGTGCCTTGGTTTGCTTTCACGAAGATTTGAATGATAACCTTTCCAGATATACCGGACCTGCCGTAATCGGTGTCGCCAGTTAATGGCAATACTTCAATTTTAACAAATTCAGATTTCTGGGAGGGTACCATATAGTTTGAAGGATACGCAGATATATTGTAGCTTGTCCACAAGGGTGTGGCAAAAACAGACTCTACATCTACTAGGATAGTAGTGTACTTAGACATATTATCCCTCCGTTACTAATAGTGTTATTAAACCCGGTTGCTGGGTGAAATTTATAATTACGTGTGATACGCTATTTATTATCACTGTGTCATATAAAGCAGGACTTGCCAGATCTTTCTCTTTGATATAGACCTCTTTCCGAGGAGCTAAGATCTCAGCTTGATCAGGTTCTTGTTTGACGGACATAACAATAGCTTCGCTTGAAGTTTCATTATAAGTGTCATTCGTTTTACCTGTTGAAAAATCATAAGTGCCCGTTGCTTTGGTTCTCAATATAACTATTTCAGCTATATCGCCAACCGCAGTAAATGCTTTATCTACAGCAGAGCTTATTTTTTTACGTAAAGACATAATTTAATACCCCCACCAAGAGTTCCCTGCGTTGTTAAGCATAGGAGAAATTACTCGTTTCACTGTACGAGGGATTTTAGCGGTAGCCTTAATCTCTTTTAAAGAAATAGGTCCCACTTTTATATCCGTTATTTCACCAGTAGAATCTAGAAGACCTTCGTTGTTTAATAGGTGGTAAGCTAACTCGAAAGTTGCTTGCCTAATTAAACGGATGTCTCTCCCCAGTCCTACCTCTACTTCATCAACTGCACTGAAAGTGTAAGTCAATGTAAACGCAAGTCTAAGGCCTCTCGAACCATCTTGAAAGGCCCCAGAACGTGGGAAGGCTAAAGCTTGGTCTGCGCTTACTGCGCGTCCCTGCCATCGCATCTCATCGAGACTACGAGTAGCTGTAACTAAAGCCTGCTCTTTTAACTCAGAATCTGCGTTGCTCCAAGCGGCAGCGTCTAATCGGTCTTCAAAGTAACTGTCCGCTTCACTCAGTGTTGTATATGAGTTAGTGCCTTTTATTAGTGACATAACAATTACCTCTTAGTTTGATTAGGCGTGGAAGATTGGTAAGATACCAAGGTTAAGAAGGTCAACTTTACGAGTCCAAGAAGGAGTCGCAGCAGAACCAGCGTATGCAGCGTTAGTAGCGAAAGCATCTTGAGTACCACCGAAGCTATAACCACGGGCATGCATAACATAACCCCAACGGTACCAAGCTGTAGTACGGCCAGAACCAGAACCTACGCTCTCGTTACGATCCATAGCAACAGGATTAGGAATGCTTGTGCTATGCATAAAGATAGAACCAGGAAGCATCATGTAAGATACTTTAGCAGTTGCAATAGCAGTAGTACCAGAAAGTGCTGCGTGAGTTACTGAACCAAGACCTTGGCCGAAGTTACGAGAAACGATTACGCGAATAACGCCGCCTAATAAAGTTTCGAAAGAGATGTTACCATCGGTGATACGCTCGTCATCAACTAAGTTGGCAACTTTAATATCTAGGTAAACTTCAGGAGAAACTACTAAGTATACGAAATCTGGAGTGTAGTCAGACCATGCGCCCATAGCACGTATTAAGTGTTCAACACGTTGACCAGGAGAACTAGCAGTCAAATCTACTAAACCAGTTAAAGTAGAACCAGTACCAACTGTATCGCTTGTAGCAGCAACGTAAGCGAAAGCTTTACTGTTGTCGCCATCTACAGAGTTACCAGCAAACATTGCTGAGTACTTAGTACCCGCCAAGTCGTTAGCAGTCTTAAGCTCAGTGTTCATAACACCAGCTAGACAGCTGCGTAATGCTTGATCTTCATCTTCAGCACGAGTTTCAGCAAAGTCACGAGCGATTTTGGCTAAGCCATCTTCACCAGAAATAATGCTTTGTACTAAATATTCGTTAGCGCCGTGAGTACGGACAGTCTTGATGTAAGTCTGTACTTCAGTTGCGATGTTAGTAGTGCCGCCATGATTTTCATCTTGGCTAGCTACGTTAACAACAGCATTTGCAGAACCCGCAGTGTTTTCAGTAGCGTTAGTTCCGCCTACTGCGTATGCGCCAAGTGGCTTGTAGAAGCGAACTTGACCGATGAAGTCTTCACCGTCTGCGTTGATTTGTGCGTCTTGACCAACGATTGCAGTTGATACGATTTTCTTTGCACGAGTGTACATCTCATCTGAGTAAGCTGAGATTGCTTTGTTTAATGTGCCAAATGCACTTGAAGAAATTGCCATTTTTATAATGCCTTAATAATTAAAAGTAAAGTTTAGTTGAGTTATTATAACCACTTACCACTACCGTCAAGATGTCCTGCAGCAGCTGCTGTCATTATCTCTTCAGTAGTCATTTCTGATAGTGATTTGTTAGTGTCGAAAGTACCTGTATTGGCTTGCTGTGAAGCTTGGCCTGTTCCAGAAGATTGTTTAGGTTTAAATAAGAACTCTTTGTCGTCATCCTTACGGAAACTGTCGATGAAATCCTTAACAGAAGCGCCAGTTTTATGCACCCACTGACCATTCTCATTTTGTGTTAACTGAGATACCACGTCTCGATAAGCAAATTCTGCTGCTGTATCGTTACGGAAGTCTAAGCCCTTAAGAGCACTACGTACAGCACCGTCTCGTGTTAATTCAACGATCTGTTTGTCTCTTGCTGCCAATTTAGCAGTGATTTCTGTAAGCTTCATGTCAGATGCTTCTTTGTGCTTACCGTCTTGTTCTAGTTGAGTTATAGCATTCAATCTCTTTTCTTCTTCAAAAGAAACAGATTTCTGTATAGCTTCATCACGTTGAGAGTAAGCACTGTTTAGTTTCTCTTTGATACTTGAAAGCTCTTCATCCACTTTTGTTTGGATGATTCTTTGTAGTTCTTCAGAGTCTAAAGCAGATGCTTGGTTTGCTTCGTTATTTTCATTCATATTATCGTTATCCATAATTGTTGCTCCTGGGCACAGCCCGGTTGTTGTTAAAGAGAAGGACACAGCCTTATCTAGTTAAGAGTTTTTAGTGGGCTTTTAAGGCCCGATTCCGTACCAATCCCAACCTTCGGGAATAGCAGCGAGAATTTCTTTGGCAGTGATGCCATTTTTACTGCTGAGTAAACCATCAGCTCTAGCTCGTGCCAGCAGCTTTTGATATGACTCCTCAGAGAGTCCTCTTTGCCTCATTGCTTTGAGGGTGTTTAAGAGTGTATCACCTTCTACCGCTTTAGCATACATATCGCGTAATGCGAATTTAGCCTTAACAGAGTCAGCGATGTTGGTAAAGAAACCATCGTGTATAGTTGCAGTTTGAATACGATTCTTCTTGCCCCATAGATGGAACCAACGAACAATTGTAGCATCATTCATATGATTACCGTTTACTCCCAAACCACTACGAGCGCCTATAATAGACTGTTTACCTACAAACTTACTGTCTGTGATTGTGTCTTCGTAGATGTTGGAAACCTTTCGTCCAGTAACCGGATCTG